ATGATGACTGCAAAAGAGGTCGCTAATATGGTTGGATGTTCACAAAGCTACGTCAAGCAAGTAAGGGAGGGTAGAGTCAATTTAGATACGCCTCTTGTACAAAGAATTGTAGCTATCGATGCCATTGGAGCTGAAGGAAAGAATCTTCTTATAGAAGAGGTAAAGCGACTTGTAAAAATCGATTAAAATGCAATACCATAATAACATATTGTGTTTGACCTATGATGAGGTTATCAGCATTCTTCCAAAGGGAACGTATGATAGTTTAAAATCAAGAGGTAATATTAATGTTCATGGTATTGGAGGTAATGGCCGTATTGTTCTTATTGAGTACGAAACAATGCCGGTTAAATACAAGAAACTGGTTAAGGAAAACTACGGTGATCCTTACGCGTATGTTGCAAAACAACCCATTTTAAACAGTATAGAATGGGATTATGAAGCTAGCACATATTATAGCAGATATATCCTTCAAAATGGCTCAAGGTTACCTAATTCAAATACTGACATAGAAGGTAAACCTCAAATTAACTACGTACACCGTTATACAGAAGCTGCTAGCTGGCTTAATATGCTTATTAGGCTCACAAACGATAAGCCAGCTCTAAAAAGAGAGCTTAATATTACAATTATGGACTTTTGGGATACTGCAAGCGAAATGATCTCGCTTAAGAAAGTATCCCTTCCTGCTACTCCAAAGCGTTTAAAAGAGAAAATTAAGATATACCAGGCTAACGGTTACGAGAGTCTTATTGAGCTTCATAAATTCGGAAACTCTTTTAGTAAAAAGATAGCTGATGAAACCGCTGAAGCCTTCCTTCAGGAATTACTTGCTAATCCTAATAAACACGACGATACGATAATTGTCCGCTTTTACAACCAATGGGCTCTTGAGACCGGGCGTAAAACAATTACTGCTGAAGCTGTAGGGTATTGGCGTAGAAAATGGGCTAACATCTTATTATTAGAGCGTGAGGGTGTAGCTAAAACGTATAATAAACTAAGTAAACAAGGCAAACGTAACAGACCATCTGCACCATTGTTGCTCATTAACTCAGATGATAACATCCTAGATGCCTACTTTAGAAATAATGGTAACGACTATTTCAGGCCAGCACTGTATGTGGTTATTGATGCTTTTAATGATTATATACTAGGTTATGCCATTGGCAATACCGTTACAAAAGAGTTAATTAAAGAGGCTTACAGGAATGCACAAAGGCATGTAATGGAGCTGACCGGTGATGCCTATGTATGGCAGCAAATACAAACCGATCATTGGGGGATATCTGGCAAAAACACAACTGAATTAGAGGAATTTTATAACAGCATGGCACTGTTTTTCCCTGCCGGGCTTAAGAATTCACAAACAAAATATGTAGAACGCTCGTTCGGTACCACTTGGCACCAGATGGCTAAATTGAAATTCGGTCGCAACTATTCAGGCCATAACATTACCTCTAAAGAACGGATTAACCCGGATACCTTACAAATCAAAAACTTTCCTGATGTAAGTGAAATGCCGCGAATGATAGCAGACTTTATTGAGGCTATGCGACACACTGTTAACCCAAAAACAAACTTGGACCGTCAATCTGAATGGGTAAAAGCCTTTAGAGAGTCTGACAAATCGAAAAAACGATGCTTAAGTATTGAGGAGAGGTTACAGGTTTATGGCAAACAACACTCGCATTCCAACCGCATAACCGCTAGCGGCGTTGAGCCGGTTCTATTAGGTGAGAAACGTATCTATGAGCTGTCACAGGCTCAAATATTTGAGCATAACGGCAAAACAGTTCAAGTAACATATGATGAACATGATCTAAGTAAGGTACTGATCACTGACGGTAAAGGTTTACGGTTTGTGGCTTCTGAATACAAGCTATTGCCATCTGCAATAGCTGATTATGAACCAGGCGATGGTAAACGTGTGAATGCCTTAAAAGATGAGAAAAAACAACTGATGCCTATGATAAAAGGCATTGTTGACAAAAGAAAATCAGCACTTGAACGCGGCAGAATTGATGCAGAAAGTAGGTTAATGGCTGGGGTACTGGTAAAAGAGATCAACCATGCAGATCAGCAACTATTGTCCGCACCTGCAAATGTGCAGAATGATCATTTTGATGATGACGATGACGAATTGAATATATACAAATTAATGTAAACACGAGCGGCCACCCTCGCATGGTAGCCGCTCAAACTAAATGTAATCACGATGGATAACGTTACAAAGCAACAAATTTCAGATCAACTACGCAAGTATGTTGAAAACATGGCAGGTGGCTCTGCAAACAAAGCTAGCAAAATGCTCAATGGTATAAGCAATGCTTACATCTCACTAATGCTAAACAATAAATGGGAAAGTATAAGTGATGAAGGTTGGAGAAACCTGCAAAAGCAGTTGTTTGCTTCTAACAATGGCTGGAGGGCAGTTAACACAAAAGCTTCTACACTATTGATCAGGTTATTTGATGACGCTAAAAGCAACGCAAATACCTTTGGAATCATCGGTGATGCCGGGTGTGGCAAAACCTTCACAGCTCTTAAGTATGCTGAGGGCGAAAATGTGTTTTTAGTATGTTGTAACGAGTATTATAACCGCAAAACCTTCCTCGGAGAATTGCTTCAAACGATGGGTAAAGACGGTGGAGGATTTACAGTAGCTGAAATGATGCAAGCTGTTATCCAAACCATCCGTAAAATCGAAAATCCTATTATTATCCTGGATGAAGCTGACAAATTAAGCGATCAGGTTCTTTATTTCTTCATCTCCTTGTACAACTTACTAAATGGTAAATGCGGACTGGTCCTAATGGCTACTGATCATTTAGAAAAGCGCATTGAAAAAGGTGTTAGAACTAACAGGAAGGGCTATAAAGAAATCTTCTCAAGATTGGGCCGTAAGTTTATTTCGCTACCAAAACCAAGTAAAAAGGACGTTTCGGAAGTAGTTAGAGCAAACGGTATTGCTGATGAGCTAACCATTACTGAAATATTCAACAGTTCTGAATATGATTTAAGACGTGTTGAACGCCTGGTGCATTCTAAAAAGAAACTGGAGGTAGCATAATGAAAAGCACATTTATTCAAAGCATACGAACTGAGGCAAGAACGAACCGTGAGAAGGTTATGAGCTTGCTGCAATGGGATGATCTTAAGTATGGAGAATATCAGGAGCAAATGGGCTACGTGTATTTAAAATCAGAGTTTGGTCAAGATACCCTGTTTGTTGATGACCTGCCATACTCTCAAGAGTTTTGGGCATGGTGGAAAAATCATTGGAATAAAAGGGATTCTCTTTTTCTAATGGATGCTCCTGCGCTAGATCTAAGCGAAAGGAATACACTTTATGCGCAACTCCATAACCCTTTATACTTCGAGTTTCACCCACATCGTGGTGTACTGGAAAGGAGCTATTCTAACATGATTGATAAACTCATTAAAGAAGCAGTAAAATGAACCTGAACCCTCAATCTGTTTTTAACGCTGTAGCTGAAGAGTACAATGTTACAGCAGACCAAATCAAAGGCAGTTCTAGAAAGCGGCCACTTCCCGAAGTACGGCAAATGATCTGCTATATTTTAAGAGACTTACCCACTCCGGTAATTGCGACTTTGATTAATAGGCACAGAACCATCCCATTTTATAGCATCGATAAAATGCATCAGCTAATGGATGTATACAAAGATGTTCAGGAAAAGCATAATAATATTTTAAAGGCAATAAATCTGCAAGGATAATGACTATTAAACTTAACCAAAATCAACTAGAAGGGCTCTTTATTTTAACTGAATATCTTTTAAATGAGCATAAGTACGATAATATGGGTGAAAGCCTACTGTACGAAATTGTGTTCAAGATAAAAGAGAAAATCCGCTCTAAACTCTCACGTAAACAGTTTGACAATCGGGCTGGAAATAGTTTGAGCCTTACAAGCATTGAAGCCAAAGCATTCTACGTGTGGTATAATCAAAATGCAATTATAGCAACGGAAGAAAATTGGACCTATGAGCGGATTGTAGGAACTGAAGTAATAAATCAAATAGACAAAACCTATGCATAAAATGAACGAAATGAGCATACCCCAATTGGAGAACTGGCTTCGTGAGAACCCAAATGCTGACTGGATTGCAAGGCATGACATGATAGCAAGATTAAGAGAATTAAAGGAAGAATTAACCATTAAACAAAAAGACAATGAAATTAAATCAGCAGAAATCCAGTAATCCTATGTGGTTTGATGAATCAGGAACCTCGATTCCTTACAATCGGACAACTTCTTATGAACGCAAAGCAGAACGTGTAACCATGAAGCTAGCAAAAGAAGCGATCCGGTTAAATAAACTCCTAACCGAGTATAAGGACACCATTCGGCAAGAAGTAGAGGAGCTTTATGAGTTGTTTTTAACTGAAAACAACGGACAAATAGGCAAAAACAAGGGCGGTGCAACCTTCTTTAACTTCGATAGAAGCATCAAAATTGAGGTGTCGGTACAGGATCTTATCTCTTTTGATCCTAACCTAATTGAGCTTGCAAAAGCTAAGCTTGATGAGGTTTTAAATGACGGTTTAAACGGTGCTAAAGAGTTCGTAAAACCGCTGTTAATGGATGCTTTTAAAACATCAAATGGCAAGCTAGATACAAAGCGCGTACTGGGCTTACGTCGTTACGCAGACCGTGTTAAAGATGTAAGGTATGATGAAGCTATGGCTTTGATTGATAAGAGCATTAGAAGGCCTAAAACTCGCGAATATTTCAGAGTGTGGGTAAAGGATGAAACCGGGGAGTATCAAGACATTCAGTTGAACTTTGCAAATATTAAAAATGAAAAGGCATAAACTGACTATCACTCTCATTCAACCTACCAGTAAGGCTACAGTGATCCATGAAGCTTTTTACCCATTTGAGTTCATTGCAGTACTGGCCGCTTGGTGGCATAGCAGACACTTCAACTGTTTGGTTAAAAAGCGCCTGTTTGATTTAGAAACCAATATTCAAACCAATTAATATGACAGTTAACGAATTTAGAAAAGGCGTAGCCTTAACCTCAGCCCTGCTACGATTAAAAAACAAGCCTATTGCCTATATCTCTGGAAAGGTAACAGGATTACCCATCCATGAAGTTAAAGACAAATTTAACGAGCTACAGGTACAGTTAGAGGCTAAGGGTTATGTAGTATTTAATCCAACAAAAAGCATAAAAGTTGATTGTGACTGGCAGTTAGCTATGCGTTTCTGTATAGCGGTATTGCCTCTTTGCGACAGCATTCACATGCTTCACGACTGGGAAGATAGTAGAGGCGCACGTGAAGAGCTGCGCATTGCTGAACTTCTTGGCTTACAAGTTTTCCAATGGCAATACCAATAACCCAGCAAGGAGCTTTGAGGGATCGTTACCCTCTCTGGGTTTAATATTAACTATAACCAAAAAGAAATGAAAATAGATCCGAATGAACCTGCAATTCCTACTATCGAGCATGGATATGATAGAACTGGACTTCCATCTGTAACGACAACACCAGGCTTAACCAAGCATGAATATTTTACAGCATTAGCAATGCAATCTTTCGTGATATCAACTATCACGAGAAGAGAAACATTGCTAAGTAAAATTAAAAGGCTTTCAGGTATTAAAAGTTGGCAAGTAAACCATGAATTCAATAAAGAAAATATAGCCCGAGTATCAGTAGAACAGGCAGACGCTTTAATCAAGGAACTTAATAAATAACCCAGCAAGGAGCTTTGGGGGATCGTTACCCCCTCTGGGTTCAAACTAAATGTAATTATTATGAAAACTATAGAACAAAGAAGACAGGTCTATGTGCTTGCCCAAAAGCAATGGGGTAAAAAGGCTCAGATGGAAATGGCACAAGAGGAAGCAACCGAACTGGCCTTAGCCATCCGAAAACAGATCAGGAAGAATGACGACATCACTTTTGCGAATCTGGTCGAGGAGGTAGCTGATATGGAGATTATGATCGAGCAAATAGATCTGATGCACGGTGAATCTTTTCGACAACTAGTCGACTTTCAAAAGGAGTTTAAAGTTGAGCGGCTTGCTCAGCGAGTAAACAAGAATACTTTTGAATAAGATTAATCATGGAATGGAAAGAGTTTATTCAATTTATAATCATTGCTGCTGGCGTTATCATCAGTACCCACATATCTGATTATTTAAGCATTAAAAAAGATGAAAAGAAACGAAATAACAACGATTGATCAGCTCGCAAATGGCGACCGTTTCTATTTTGTAGCTGACAAAGCAAAAGCTGTATGGCAAAAAGTTGAGAAAAAAGAGAAACAAACTCAGTACAGGACTTATCGGTACTGGGCTCTATTAGCCTCATTGGTAGAGAATACACAACGTTTTAACGCTACCTACATTAGTAACTGTACAAAGGCTGTAAACCGGGATACACCAATAGTTTTTTTAAGAAGTACTGGTGTTCAAATAACCGACCAAAGCAAATGAACCGATTAAAAGCACTATTCAGGCGGCTAAAAAGGAGGCAAGCCTTATATGATCTTGTTCTAGGAGACAATCCCAATATAGCTAAAAGAGACGCTCTCAACCAATATTTAAATACTGGTCACTATGAAATTAATGGCAAGCCAGTTCAAAATATGATAGAAATCATTGAGCATTTCCGTCCGGATGTAGAAGAATTTGACAAAAAATTAAATGAGTTAATTCAAAGAGCATGGAACGACTAATGAAAAGAGTGCTACTAATCGCTTTCTCAATCTTCCTGATATTCTTTATAGGATGGATTCAAAAAGTGGTCAATGAGCCTACGAAAGAAGAATTAATAATAAACCATAATCACAGAAAAGCAATAGGATATTAAATAAGAATTATGAAAACATTAACATTTATAGCAATCGTTTTGGTAGCCCTAGCGTTTGCATCATGCAAAAAAGAGTATGTAAAACCGCAATCATGCCCGGTTGAAAAGCATGCTCCGCAGTCACATCATGTGTCATCAACAGGTACAACACTTGAATACAAGCTAGCAGATGATTATGAATCGAAAACAGTAAAAGAATGTCAAAACTAAAATACACAACAAAACCACCGAAAAAAGGCTATGTTTTCAATGAATCTTTTATGACGCATTACAGTAAAGGGTATGGAGATAAGCTCCCTTCAGATGATACTCAAAGAAAAGCAATGGAACTAGTTGGAGATTCAATGAGGGAAATGCTTCAGAAACTATCTGATATGGGATATGATGAAACTAGAGCTGGGTTTTATATACATTTCAAAGAATAATTAATGAAAACACTTGGTATTAAGCAGTTCCACCAGAAGCAATTCAAGCTTCTTGATTTAAGTAAAAGCAAATTTAAAGGCGTATTGGGAGATGTTCCTAGACATTTTATTTGTGTGATCTACGGCTACTCTGGGAATGGTAAAACAGAATCCTGTATGCAGTTAGCAAAAGAACTGGCTAGCTTTGGTAAAGTAGCCTGGTTAAGTTATGAGCAGCGACACGGATATGATCTTCAACAGGCCACAAAACGTAATAATATGGAAGAGTGTTCCGGGAACTTTCTTGTAATAGACCCAGTACATTCACTTAAGGCTGGAGTTAGCTTTCTTGAGGACTTAGACAATTACTTGAAAAAGCGCAATTCTCCTGAATATATATTCTTTGATTCATTGGATTACACCGGGTTTAAAATAGATGATTACCTGCATCTAAAGAACAAATATGAAGGTAAGAAGACTTTTATCTTTATTTCTCACTCTGATAAGTCAGGCCGCTTAAAAAAGACAATATCCGAACAGATTCTCTTTGATGGCGGCATGGGTTTATGGGTAAAAGACTTCATAATGCGTCCTGTTAAGAATAGATTCGGAGGGTTTGAGCCATATATCGTATACGAAAAGGGTGCGCGTGAGCGTGATCCACTTTTTTTTGCTAAACAGGTAAAGGAAAAAAAGAGCAGTAAACAAATGGGGCTTTTTGAAAAACAAGCTTCAAGCGATGAGGGAAAAATGCAAAAGAATGGCCACGAAGCAAGGGGGGTAGATGCAAAAATATTAATCGAAACGGAGGGTTAAAACATGAAGAAATACTCATTTACACATGAAAAATATAAGGGCTCAATCTCATTTTGGTATAATGAAAAAGACATATTAGTACACTATAACAACGATACTGATATGACTGACACGGCTCTTGTTTGGTTTTTAAACAACATTCCGAGGGATTTAACAGAACTTGAATCGCTTAAGAAAACAACAAAAGGAACTCTTATCGAAGTCCCTCAAGAAATTTCGTTTGAAGCCTTCTGGGATACTTACTCCAAAAAGATTAATCGTAAACGTAGTGAAACCATCTGGGCTAAGATGACTGAGGCGCAAAAGCTAAAGGCTATTATATCGGTTCAAAGTTATGATAGGTATTTACAACGTACCCAATGGCGTTCTAAGGCTGATCCTGATACCTACTTAAGAAATCAAAACTATGATACAGACTGGAATAAAGTATTTTAATAATGACAACAGCACAAATTAGATTAGTAAGAGGTTTACTCTCAAAAGCAGGGTTAACCGATCAAAAAGAGGAGATCGCATTTGATTATAGCAATGGGCGATCTACTGGTTTAACAGATTTAAGCTATTCAGAAACCAAAGCTTTGATTAAGTTTCTGAACAGTCAGCTGAATCAAAAGCAGCTTAAGAAGGACAAAATGGTTAATAAAATATTGAGCCTCGCCCACGAGATGCGTTGGGAGTTACCCAGTGGAAAGATTGATATGAAGCATGTCAATGATTTCTGTTTAACCAGGACTGCCGAAAAAAAGCCTTTAAACAAGTTCACGCTTGAAGAATTACCCGGACTTGTTACCGTATTTGAAAAGGTGTACATTAGCTTCATTAAATCAATTTAGACAATCATGATGAGAATAATTATAATTTTAAGCCTTTTATTACATTTCGATTTTGAAACAAAGGCTCAAACAATTAGACTTGATGAGGAATCAAGCCTAATTGTTGATACAGTAGTTACAAGTGATTATGCCAAAAATCAACTATTCAGCAATGCTTTAGCTTTTGTGTCTGATAGGTTTAAGAATAGTCAAAACGTTATTGAGCAAAATAATTTGGAGTTGGGAGAATTATTCTTTATAGGTAATATATCTAAGTCATTTCCAAATGTAATAGTTGGAGGAGTTAATAAAAAAGGAAAAAAAGAGAAAGATGTAGCTTTTACAGATAAGACTACATTGTATTTCAAATGCAGAATCTATTTTAAAGACAATAGATATAAAATTGTATTATCAAATCTAGAAGTACCATTCTCTGAGATATTGAATATAAATACTCGACTTCCATTGACGGAAGTTGGAGAAAAGGATTCATCATCTACAATTAAGGGGAAACAAGTAGCTTACGAAATAGCGGAAAACTTTATAAAAGATGTATCAGCTTCTATAAATAAAAAACCAGAAAACGATTTTTAAATCTATTAATAGAATTGTAAAAGCCCCTCATTGCAGGGGCTTTTTTGTTGTATAACTTTTTTTTGACTTATACAGTTTTAAAGTGGATTTTTGTTTTAATGATCAGAGGAACCCAAACCGTACTATCTCTTTTCCCGAATGCTATAAAAACCGATTCCAAACCTACCGGAAGCAAGGGTATTTATACGTTTGATCGTGATGTATGCATTTGTTACCGCTATTATTTTCATTATGAAGTCTCTAGAGTACGTCATGACGATGTACTGACCTATCTTGAAAGGGAATTCTTTATTTCCGCTACCACGATCATGAACCGCTTAACGGATAATGCAGATCTGCTTAAGGATATTGTCAACAATAAACCAAACAGAAGGCTATTGAAAAGGAAATACCCTCATTTCTCCTGGAACTGATTAATCAAACATTTTCACATACCCGGTGCGAAATTCAAATCGAACCACATTTAAATCGTTTCTGTCTTCATCTATTGTACTGACACATTCCCAAGGGTCGGTTTTACCCAAATTTAAGCCCTGAAAGAGGCGTTCTATCTCTTCGGTGGTGTCGTAATACCCTAAAGCCTTTTCAAGCCGTTGCGACGTCGTTAAATTGCTTTGTTCAATAAGTATTCCATACGCGACACGAATGATAACACTACATTCAATTCTTTGCATCATTTCATTTAAGGTGGTTCTTTTTATCAAGTTGACCTTGATAAGCGCACAAGGAAATTTTACTGGTGGCTTCACGTCATATTTGTCAATCTGACCACGGTCACGATCAATAAACGATATTAGTTTGGATTGATCCAGGCGCTCTAGTGTGCCTTTGAATATTTCTTTCATTTTTAAAGGGTTTTAAAATTGTTTTTAAATCTTGTTCCAATAGCTTTTAAAAGTGGCTCGCTTTTCCCCATGAACTGGCGTTTAGGCATGGTAAAATCAATCTTGCGGTTATGTGGCTGAATCTGTACACGTTTGCCTTTACCCATAAAATTGATGTTATGGTAACCCCGTACATTTTGAATCGCTCTTACACGAAGTCCTTCGTTGTGCACACGTGCATAGTTTACGCCTCTGCCTCCTGCACTGATCCGCACAAGCTGACTGGTGACAATGGAAGGCTTAATCGTGCTAACCAAGCCGCCAGCATTACGGTTCAGCAGCGAGCCTCGTTTGGGTTCTCTTGCAGGATTGCCGTAAGGCTTCCACGGTACACCGTCCCATTCTTTTGTTCTGAACCTTTCTTTAAAGAACTCAACTGCTGTCTCAGCAACTAGATTAGGTACTGCATCTATTTTCTTTTCTAGCTGTCCTATTAAGTTATTAAGCTGCTGATCAAACTCTTTCATATTTTTTATTTAAATAATTGTATGTATATTTGTATCACTAAGCCGTACGATGGGTACTTAATACCACTGTTGAAAAATTACAGGGAGGCTCAATAGAGGCAATGTCGTAATGATGTTGCCTCTATTTTTTTATCAATAATCCTCTTCTGTGCCGATACAGATCATTCACTTGTTCTCTGTTTTTACTTCCAGTATTTTTGAATTCAATATTATACCAGGTCTTTATTTGAAGGTTCCCCTGCTCATCTATATTGCAGATCACTTTAATAATTACGTTTTTATAGTATTTGATGTACACATAACTGTCAAAACTTTGAGTTTTGTCATTATTGATCCAAACTTCGTCAGGAGATTGGATCGCTTGTTCTAAGCCAGTTAGATATTGATGTCTATTTGCATAATCCCCTTTATCCGGATTGGTATGCGAAAGCAACCTGCTTTTTTCAAATACAATTTCTCTCCCTTTAAAGTCCTTTATAACAGCTTTACGGTTACTCACTTTGTACTTATCGAAAAAGTCCGTAATAATCTTCCTCTCTTGGTCAAGCTCATACTCATTTTTAAAGTCAGCCTGTCTATCTAGAATTGGTTTTAATCCCCAGTCATCGTAATACATTTTACCCACATTATCTAGTACCTTTTCTGGGGTTTTACTGTATTGATGGCTTTGGCTAAATACTTCTTTAGTGTTAGCCATGTTGTAATTGAAACCACTTTTCTCAAATAACACCCATGCTTCAGAGTTATACAGTTCTTCCATAACCTTCTTGCTACGTGTTAAATCAGCTTCGGTCACTTCCGCTTCTGTCATTGGTACAATGAAGCAACGGCAGTTCCACCCATTTGGAGGCATGATGATATCCCAGATTGGATCATCCCATTTGAAAATACAACCATGCAGTTTTTCATGACCAACACGAACCCTTCCGTCCGCTTGGGTCATGTACTTCCAGTATTTGAAAATCTTTGTTTGGCCAAGTAGGCGGTAATAAGTCGATGCACTTTCACCAGCTGCATTCGCGGTATTCCATTCTGTCTCCAGGTGTCTCTTGTCTTCTACACCATAGGTCTTCTTAAGGGTTCTGTAGAACTCGTCAAAGTTTTTAGATTTTCTATAAATAGCATTAACCTCAGCAGACTGATAACTGGCGCGAATGGCAGAAAACTTGAACAAATTCATTTCCCAAGCTGTTTGGATTTTTGGATCGGTGTAGCCGTATTCAAAACCTAAGTCAGCTAATTGTACGGACTTGGTGTTCCAACCACTTTCAAAGCTTTCCAACAAGACTTCAGCATAATGATCAAACAGATCAGTATATAAAAACATATTACCCTTTGCTTCCCATGCTTTACGTGCAAAAGCTTCAAAGTTCAATTCTTCATAGGCTGCCAGTTTAATCGTGTGGTGATCTGAACAGCATGTCTGAACCGCCCCGACTGCTAGTGTTTCCATTGCTGTCGGGGCGTTGTGAAAAAGCCGTATTAGCCTTCTAAAGAATGATAGCTTTTGCTTGTTTTCCTCTTCCACATCATCGCGGTTTTTGTCCTTTCTTTGCTTTGAAGTACTAGGGGTACGTGCAGTTTCGTTTTCTTCATTAACATTACTTTCTTTGTTTTCGGTATTGTAGAGGCTGTTTTGTAACTCTTCTTTAAGTGCATCGTAATTGTCAGGCTTTCTCACACCATAATTTTCATAAAAGAAATCATCATCGATCGGAACGTTCAACTCTTTTCGCATCGACTTATGTATTTCAAAGGCTTGTTTGTCGGTCTTTTTTTCTTGTTTTAAAACAAATGTTCCACCTCTGGTATCAAACCCGGCCGCCTTCAGAACTTTGATGAACCGAGAGTTCAAGTTCCTTCTTACATAAGCGAGATCAGTCTCGTTTTTCTTCTCATCCTGTTGATTGTGTATCTCTGCCTGGGCATATCCACTTGATCGGCTTGAATCAGTTGTTTCAGTTGTTCCCAAAAGCACCTTGCTGATATAAGCATCCATTTTAGAAACGAAGGTATCCTGGAGCTGCCCGTTTGCGCTGCCTGTATTATTCTTAATTTCCACTTTGGTGCCAGCTGGACGGATGATAACCCCGCCTGCACCCATTTCATGAATTGCTTTAGCCAGGTTATTACGTTGGCTCTCATCAAAGCCGTCCCACTCAGCATCAATGATACCACGCCCAAAAATTTCAATGAATTCTGCCCAGTCAGCTGTTGATCCACGCTTGTAAATGGAGTACATGGCAGCTGAAAGGAATAAGCCGAGATCGTTCGGTTTTCCAAACTCCATGACGGTTTTTGAATAGATACCTTCACGGATATTGATCCCTATGTCTCCAGCTTGTTCAAGAGCAATAATACCCGTTTCCGGACGCATGTGTTTTTTAGGCACGGAATATAACGAAAACTCGTTCTGGTCATTGTCGTTAATAAAAAACGTTGGCTCACACATCGAATATCCCCATCCCTTTGAATCAATTATCTCAGTCAATAACTCTTCAAAGCCAATGCAGTCGATCATCTCATTAATTTCATCAACCGGGTTCCCGTCTTTATCCGTGAACTCCCAGTTTGCAGAGGTGATTGGATCTATTCGTTTTTGCCAAACTGAAATAACCTGTCCATCCGTGGTACGGATATCATGATACAAATCATAAAGATAAACACGTCTTGGAACTTGTGCTTCAGCTGAACGTGTGCTATTTCGCCAAGACGTAATATCTGTGCTTTGCCTGTTGAATGGCCTAACAGTAATCTGTTGAATCACTGGTGTAGTTTTATTCACTGCACCTGGTTGTTTTTTTCTATTTCTTTTGCTCATAACTAATAGTAATTACCTCGTTTAGGTCTGCTGGCTACAACGAAGGCAGCTTCGTCTTCAGACTCGGTTAATAAAGCCCAACCTTTTGGGGAGACCTTTCCAGATTGAATTTCTTTAAGCCTGGCAATGGCTTCATCATACCGGGTTTTTGCCAGCTCAAGATCAATAGATACGTTACAGATATTTATAAAATGCCACTTAGCCAAGTCTTTAATATAGGTTCGTAAATTCGAGTATTTGGCTTTGTCGGCACTGTCCGTACTATTGAAAATAACATCGGTATCGTACCGATTTAAATAACCGCCTGCTTCTGCCATAGCTGTGGCAATTGCATCCATCAGCATTTCGTCGTCATCGTCGCTTATGGCATTAATGATACCAGCGTACATATGAGTTTTAAAATCTTCTTTTGTAATAAATTCCATATTATATTCTTTTTGAGCCACGAGGGCTGTGGTTTGATACTTGAATGTTTCCCAGATTATGAATGGCTTTGTGGTTAATTATCCAAACGCCACCCTCCACCGCATCAGGTGCATCATCATGTGCGCCGCTTCCTGGCTCTAATGCTAAGAATTGTTCATCCAAGCGCTGCATATGCAAGCTATTCGCTTCCGATTCATTTAGCCAGAGTTTCTCCCCTCGGTTTAATGGTTCTAGCAAACTTTCAATACGTGAGAATTTATCCGGCTTCTTTCTTAGATCGGGGCTTAACGGAATAATTGCTTTTTCGTTTTCCTCCGCATATTTATAGAAACCGTTTATTAAAGTATCTTGAATGAAATTGGCTTCCATGAAATAATAGACAGGTACTTTGTCACGGGTCATCTCTGATATGGCATAATGCCATTCTATCATTTTGGCTGTACTTGTCTGCTCGCAAAAAGCTTTGATGATATGGTACTCATCTTTCCATCGGCCAATAAGAACCGTGGCTTTAAAGTCATTTTTTTTAGTCTCTTTAAAACTTGGATCAGTGTAGCACACTAAAAATTTATAAGCCGTTAATGGAGGTAGCTTTTTGTAGTTCATCTCCTTGAATACGGTTCCTTCACTGATTGGGTTATTGAAGTATTCTTTTTGTCCAGATATGTAACTAATCAGACTAAGGATTTTATCGATATCCTCTTCACTGTTTTTTTGTGGCCAAGAACTCTTTCCTTTCCGGTCCCTTATATTGACCTGGTGAACGTAATCGGCTAATTTTTCACAAAGAGAGACAATACATACTTTGGCTATTCTATTACCGCAAACAATTATTCGATAATTCCCAGAGACAGAAACGGTAGGAATCAATGCCTCCTGAATCCACTTAAACTTTTCAAGAATACGTCGCGGATTACGGCATTCTTCATCCGTATCGATATCATCAATCAAAATGCAGTCAACCCGAAAGTTTTCGTTTCGAGTACCACGTGGTGACTGACCTGCACCCAGTGCTCTAAAGCTTACACCGCCCTTTGTTGTGAATTCTCCGTCTGTCCATGATCCAAGCTTTTCTTGTAAGCCGTAATCGTTTATAAGCCGTTGGTTTGCCTGAAGAGATATTTTATATGGCATTAATAAGCGTACGGCATTATCAAAGCTATTGCTAACTAATAGAATGTTCCGGAGCTCCTTTTTTACAAATACCAGATACATGACCAACATCATAACGGAAGTAGACTTTGCAAGCTCACGCGCCCATACTAACAGCTCAAACCATCTCTTATTTTTGATCAACCGCCGGAATGTTTTTAAATGGAAAGGCGCGAAATCTGAAGTACAGAAATTGGGAAAATGATACTCCATCCAAAGGACTTCGTTTCCTTCCTTTTCTAGCCAAGCGATCCGTTTAGACTTTTGGGCAGGGGTTTCGTGAATATCAATCGGCGTCGCCTGCCGTATTTCCTTGGCAAAGTCATCCCAGAGCGTACTTATCTTTTTATTGGTCAGTTTGCTCATTACCTCAGTATTGTTTTTAGGTATCCGTCAAATGTCTCTGTCAACTCTTTTGCTTTGTCAAGGTCAATGCTTCGATAATGGTTGATCATTTTCGTTGCAACATTGTACACCTCGGTTGCTGACACATCCGTCTCCAATTTTTGCAGGTTTTGAATTAGCGTATCCCGGACGTAGGCTTGTTCTTTTGTTGCATACCCGCGATCGCTTTCAGAGACTTCAATATTTATCATTTCTAACTCGTTGAGCATCGTTGAAATTTGTTCTTCACGAGTAAGCATGGTGCTTTTTTTAAGCCTTTCCCAGCTGTCCTCGGTAGACCATTTGCTGATAGTTGTTTCGGAAATATCAACACGTAATGCAATCTCTTTTTGCGTTAATTTCTCCCGGATAAATAGAACTTTTGCGTAGTCCCGTTTCTCTTGAAGCTCTGATTTTGTTAACCTTTTCTTTGCCATAATGCCCAAAAATGGCGCTTATATAAGCGTTCAAAAAATCAGCTTTTTAAAAGCATACAGTAATTACAGGCTTTTAGTATAGTAGCTGTATGCTTCTATTTTCCTGATTTTTTTAGGCTTTTTTCTGCCCGTACGTTTGCCTCAACAAAACCCTTAAAGCATCATGTTAAAAGCAAGCAAGCGCATTGTAATCATTAGTGAAAAGGTTAATAAATATGGCTTTCGTGCCTTAGTTGATGGTATCGAACTGGCGCAGTTTGTTCTTAACCCGATCATGCTTTGGATGCATTATCGCGCATTCGGCTCTAAAGAATCAGCGTATCTGCCACTCGGAAACGTAATTGAGCTACGAGTTGAAGTTATTGAAGGCGTTGGAAAATGCCTTACCGGTCTACCTGTATTTGATGATACGGATGATTTTGCAGTTTCAATTTATAATAAATATGAAAACGGCACCATTCGGATGGCTTCTGCTGGGTTGCTTCCGGTTGAATGGTCAAGCGATGAAGATCTGCTTGTTCCTGGACAGAGAGGTGAAACGCTGGCACGCTCAATTTTGGAAGAGGTTTCAATTGTAGATATCGGTGCAGACAACAGCGCGCTTTCAATAGCATTATACGACACAAATCACAATCGCATTGAACTGTCAATGAACAATGAAAATGCGGTTATCCCCTTAATTAAAATAGATAAAACAGAAATGGAAAAAATCGAACTAACAGCTGCCAAGGCAGCCGCATTGCTGGGCGTAAGCGAATTAAAAACAGCAGATCAATTTGAAATCAAAATTACTGAAGTGGTGCAATTGGCAGCACGTCAAAAAACTCAGATTGAAACCCTAACACGGGAAAAAATAGCAGCGGAAGAAAAGCTTGCTGAAGCTGAAAAAATACAGCTTACTGCTAAAGTTGAAAGCCTGGTACAGGGAGCTGTAGACAGCCGCAAGATCACTGCTGATGAAAAGGAACAATATGTTGCGCTTGCTACAGCAAATTATGAAACAGTTGAAAAGCTGCTAGGTGGTAAACCTGGTAATCCAACTATCCAATCGCAGCTAGCTGGTGTACAGTCGAAGAACATTAGCTTATATGCTGGTAAAACTTGGGGTGAATTGGATAAGGCAGGTCTTCTTGTTAAGCTGAAAGCTGATAATCCAAACCTTTTTAAAGAACTGTTCAAACAACAATTCGGTAAAGAATACGGGGAATAATTAGCAATCCCTTAGCAATCATTTTAAACAACAAAAATTCAAATACTCTAATTTCAAAATAATGAAAAACGTAAAATTAAAACCTATTAACCTATTGTTCAATATCAGCGTATTGGCAATTATTCTCTTCTTTGTTGGAGCTCCTGTTGTCTATGCTGTTCCTGTTGGATTGGCAACCGGTGTAGCATTAAGCATTATTAAATCCCCTGAATTAGCCTTATTTATGGCTATCCAAAAGGAAATTTGGGTGAAAGATATTCAAGACAATCTTTATAAAGACAATGCCTTCCTGAACACTTTCTCAAAAGCCGATCCTGATAATATTAATGGAAGGACAGTGCATATCCCTCAATCTGGCAAAGGAGGCAACGTGGAAAAAAACAGATCTGTTTTACCAGCTACTGTTAAGAAGCGGACTGATACTCTTGAGTCATATCAAATCAACGAATTTACTTCCGATCCGATGTTAATCCCAAATGCGGACACTGTTGAGCTTTCTTATGACAAGCGACAGTCAGTACTGTCTGACGAGCAGGCAAAATTATCTGAAGAGGTAGCGGAAGATCTATTGCTTTCAATTGTAAAGAATGCAGTTGGACCGACTACTGATTTGCCATCAACCAGTATCTTAGGCACTGATGGTGCTGCTGTTCCTGCTACAGCAACCGGTGCAACTGGTTCAGTAAAAGCTTACGGAATAGGTGACTTGCAACGTGCCAGAAGCTTCTTTAAGCGTCAGAAAATTTGGACTGAAGGTAAAATGTTCGCCTTGTTAACAGCTGAGGCTGAAGCGCAGATGTTTCCTGCCGATTCTGTTATTACTGCAACGTATATGCAAGCTGTTTCCGAGCAGGAGCGTAGAAATGGAGTGATGTACAAGGCTCACGGCTTTCAGATTATTTCAAGATCAAGTGTTTATACCTTGACCGCTGCCGGAGCTTTTAAACCTAGCTCAGCTGAGCCAGCTACTACTGATGTTGAAGGGGTTGTATTCTATAACGGAAACGCAGTTGAATTTGCCTTAGGAGATATTAACTTTTTTGATAACCCTGGTGAGGCAACCTATTACGGTGATGTGTTCTCATTCCTGGTTCGTGCAGGTGGCCGCGCTAAACGCACAAAATTCGAAGGGGTATTGGTTATCAAACAGACACCGTCGGCTTAATTTTTTAACCAAAGCGGGGACGCTTCGTGCGACCCGCTTATAAACCCTCCTCATGGATCAACTGATAGATACACTTTTTGTACCTGCCCTAACAACTCTTGCTGGAGCTTTCTCCGGATGGTTTTTTGGTAGACGCAAACAACAGGCAGAAGCGGTACAGAGCGAAATGCAGAGCGTTGAAAAGGCGATTGCCATTTGGCGGGAGATAGCGCAGGATTTAAAGAAAGAGCTTTCAGAACAAACCGTTCAAATTGAAAAACTTAGAGATGAAGTATCGACTCTAAGACGCGATAATGCCCGTCTGTTAACTGAACTAAAATCGATTAAAAAACGTCAAAACCAAAACAATGATAGCAATCAGTAATAACATCACCTATGCTGAAGCGATTAAAAGCGCTACAGCCAAATCTCAAGGGATTGACAATGTGCCAAACGCTGAGCAGCTTAAAAATATGCAGTACTGGGCGAAAATGATTTTTGAACCTACGCGTAAATCTCTGGGGGATCATCCCATCGCGATTACTTCGTTTTTTAGAAGTCCGAAATTAAATCAAGCGATCGGTGGCTCTGCAACCAGTCAGCATGCAAAAGGTGAAGCTGGAGATATGGATGGTGACGTGTATGGCTTTCCTTCCAACAAAAACATTTTTGAGTATGTGAAGGATAATCTGCTGTTTGATCAGTTGATCTGTGAAGGTATTATCGATGGTCAAATCAGTTGGGTTCATGCCTCTATCAAACGTACCGGTGTAAACAGAAAGGAAGTGCTTTTTATGTACCATTCCTTAAATGGAAAAACAGTGCCTTCCGGTACGCCTGGTGCAAAGAAGGTTTATGAACCTTTCTCGCAAACTCGCTATCAACAATTGGTATACCCTAATTTAAAAGCAGCAATATGAGAAATCTGATTTTTATCCCTTTAGCTGTTATGCTCTTTGCTAGCTGCAAAACAAGGCAAGTTGTACTGACTAATAAAGTAACCGAAACGCTAACAGAGACTGTACACGATACGACTTTTGTCATTGAACCGGACAGTAGCTATTACTGGGCTTGGATAGAATGTAAGGATGGGAAACCTGTTCTTAGTAATCCAACATCCCAGCCTGGCAAAAACTTGAATGCTCCAAAAGTTAATTTGGATGATAACGGTAGGCTGAGCGTTGAGTGCGAAGCGCGAGCACAGGAGCTGTTTGCGCAATGGAAATCTACCCATAAGGCAACGGTTATAGAAACGGAAGTTCCAATATACATTGAAAAGCCACTCACCCAGTGGCAGGTATTATATATCAAACTGGGTAAAATATTCGGGGTGCTGCTGATTGTGGCACTAGGTTATTCATCTTTTAAAATTTATAAAAATGTCAAAAAGTAAAACTGAAACATTGCAAGAAAACGTAAAAGACTTCTTTGCAAAAAACAAGGGTGTAGACCGTGTTTACATCACCTCTGATGGACAGTTGTTCCGCGCAGAGCATTATGCCAACAATTGGGCAGCTTCATTGAAGGATAGAACTGTATCGGTAGAAAATCGATCATTAAAAGAAAGATTAGACAGAATCATTGATACTTCTAAAGCAACTAAAGGAAGTACTGAAGGTACGGAAGATTCAACTGGAGGTCAAGATGATGCAACGGGCAGTACTGGAGACGGTGCAGCTGATGAACGTGCCGAATTGGTAAAGGAATACATTGAACTCTTTGATACCAAGCCTGCACATAACATCGGACTTGACAAATTGAAAGCGAAGATCGATGAAAAGAAAACGGAATTGGCTGCGACAGCTACAAAACACATCGTTACTGAAGAGGACTTAAAAAATAACCCGGATCTAGTTGAAAAGGGTTTCAAAGTCGGTGACGAAATCGAATTACCAAAAGAAGAAAATTAATATAACTAACATTTAAAAGGTGTTTAATGCCTTTTAAAGCTTTTTTAAAAACCTTTAAAATTTATAAAAATGGAAGATAATGTTTCATACGGATTGCTGGTTTCCGGGCTTAAGCTTGGAGAGATTGCAGTTGATGGCGGTATAAGTACTGCCCTTACCAGTCCTGGTAAAGTAATGAAGGATACAATTGAAATCAATCCTGGTAATGATACCGATACAGATTTCAAAGAAGAGGGAGTCGATGAACCTTTCTTAACTATTACCGAAAGCGATGTAGAGGCCGGTGCTTTTGATCTTGGAACCTTTGATAAAGAGGTAATCGCGGATTTATGCGGCGGTACAGTGACAGGTGTTGGTGCTGCAGCTGTTTATTCAAGACCGAGAGGAAAAGTGCCTCCAATATACAAGACGCTTGAGTTGCAACCACAGGTTGGCGACAAGTGGACATATCCTAGGGTAAAGATATCTGCTAAATTGATTGGCCGTTTCCGTAATGGAGAACTAAATGTTGTTCGTGTCAACTTCAAAGTGATGTTACCGACAAAAGCATCTGTCGACCCTTTCTATTTAGGTACACTACCAGCTGAGTAATGGAAGAGAGAGCAGCAAGGGTTTTGCTTGAGCAAGGGGAACCGGTTAAGGTTCCCGCTCCTTTCCTGTTTCGACTGTTCGGAAAAAAAACCATTACCCTTACGATTTACATGCCAACTGCTGACTGCTGTCTACGTGCAGTTAGACGGAGATTAAAAATGAATCTCAGTGACGAGGAGTTTGATGAGTTAACCATTGAGGGCAGTTTAAAGCTGTTTGATAAACATGGAAAAGATACTGCCCGGGTTGTCGCAATTGTAATCCTAAAAAGTGCACTGATGGACTTCCTGTTTGGTAGATGGCTGGCCAAACGGTTGCTTAAGAATCTTCAATTTTCGTTCTTAAGCAACATTATGGAAATGGTAACCCTCGGTGGAGGGTTGGAGGATTTTATGAGTTTTATCGAACTGACCAAGACGATGAGGTTGATGAGGAAGAAGATCAGTCCGAGCCAAACAGTAGCTCAAGGGAGTTAAAGGCGACAGGCCTAAATAGCCTTTGGGGAGTAATCTTTCTGATTGCTGAAAAAACAGGTTGGAGTTATAAGGAAATACTATACAAAAGAAGCTGGATCAATATCAGGATGATGCTGGCAGATGCACCAGGAACAAAGTACGTTAAAAAGAAACCCGCGGGTAAGGAATTAGTGATGATGTCAGATGGTAATGCCCTGGCTAAAGTATTAAGGAAGAAAAAATGAGTGATGCTCAATTAAATGTTGATTTTAAGTTTAATACTCAGGAGTCGAAAAAACAGACTGCTGAGATACGTAAGGATGTTGAAGCAGTAAACGATGCTGCTCAATCATCTAACAAGCCCTTGGTAGAACGTGAAGGGATACTTGAACGTATTAAAAAACGTATGGCAGAACTTAGGGTAGAGGCTGAAAAATCAACCTCTTTTGTAGGCATCGAAAAGGCAAATATAGAAATACAGGCTTTTGAAAAAGAAATCAATCGACTCACGAAAATCGGTAGGCAGGGCTTTGATGATATGGGGAATGCTATTCCTGATTTCTCAAAACCAACCGGAAAGATTGAGCGTCTTACTTATGCTGCCAATTTATACAAGAAAGCTATTACTGAAGCTACTAATGCAGATGCCATCACAAAGTACAATGTAAAACTTGAGCAAACTGAACAGCAAATTTCCCGTCTGAAAAACACAGGTAAGTCCGGATTTGATGAACTCGGTAATAAAATTGTCGTTGCCGAGAAAAATACTAAAACCTTTGTTGGTACTCTATCTACCGGTGTTGAGCGATTAAGACGGCTGGCATATATTATACCAGGTCTTGGTATCGCTGGAATTCTCTCTTTGGCACTTGGTCCTCTCATGAAATGGATATCTTCTGTCGGAGAGGCAACTGAAGCACAAAAATTATTTAATTCTGCAAAGCAAGAAACTGCGAGCTCTATTGCTAAAGAGGTCGCTGAGACTAATTTGTTGATCGATAGAATTAATAGTAACAATACTTCCCAGCAAAGAAAGCAGGCTTTATTAGATGAGTTTATTGCAAAAAATCCTAATGTATTAAGCGCTTTGACCTTGCAGAATATTGCAACATACGAAGGTAAACAAGCTATCGATCAATATATTGAAAGCCTAAAAGAAAAGATACGTTTACAAGCTTTAGAAAAAGCTTATTTAGAGAGCGTTCAAAAATCTGCTGATTTAAGGAGTGGAGCGCTTTCTGAAAAAACGGACTTTAAATGGTATAATACTACAGCTCGTGTACTTGGGGATATGTTAACCTTTCGCCGAACTTATGAAGGAACCCAAGCTGATATTAAAAAGATAAATGAAGAGCGTAGAGAAGATGCAGGAAAAACTCAGGATGTAGTTTCTGAGGCATTATTAAAGGAGATTGAAGCGGAAAGAAAAGGACAGGCTACAATAGCAGAAATTCAAGATACTTCTTTACGATCAATGGAATCCCAGTTAATATCAGTCAAGACAAGGTTAAGAAATTTACAAAAGGGGGAATCCGCAAAAGACCTGTTGTCTGAAAAGGCTGACTTAGAGAAGCAGATTGAGCAACGTCAAAAATTATTGGGACTAGAGACAGGAACTAAAGCCTCTGAAAAGGAAATTAAAGAAATGGAGCGCTCGGCTTCTGCCGCTCAAACCATGCAGCAAAAGATTTATGACCTGAAGGCAGAGTATACCCGTAAATCAATGGATAAAGACGAAGAGGAGTTGCAGGCTGTCCGGGATAAGTTTATCAAGATCGCTGAGGAGGCTGAACGTTTCAATAAAAACCCAAAAAATAAAATTAAAGTTTCGACCACTGGTCTTGATGAAATTCGCGACCAGGCAATCATTGATCTAAAATACAAACAAGAAACAGAAAAGCTTAAAATATCGCTTAGCGAACAAAAAAAGCTATACGAGGATTACGAAGAATACAAGACTTTCTTGGGTAAAGAAAAAGCGAATGAGCGTTATAAAGGTTTGATCGATATCGAAAAAAGTCATCTGGAGAACTTACGTGCTGAATTGGTAAAGATACCTGTAGATGATCCTACCGGTGCTCAATCTTCCAGGAAAGAAGAACTTGAAAAGCAGATCCGCGAAGAGGAGTCCATGCAGTTGAAAAAGTTTAATAACCTACTAAAAGCAAATCTTAGTTACCAGGACGAATACCTGCTTGCAATTGAACAGTTTGAAGCTGATAAAAAGAAATTAGCTGATGAGGGAAGACTGGCAGAAGTTGAAGTACTGACCAAAAAACATGAAGATAACTTACTTCTTCTGACAGAGAACCATGTTAAGCAATTAGATGCTTATAAAAAGCTTTTCAGTGACATAGAATCAATGAGTAAAATGCAGGCAAAAGCAGTATTGGCTAATGCTCGTGAGATGCTTGCCAATACGGATATGCCTGAAGAGCTTTATATGAAAATTCTTACGTTGATTAATCAAGCAGAAAAGGCGTTGAGAGATGATGTTTATAATCATGTAGGTCAAATAGGAGCTGCTTTCGATGAAATGGCAAGCAATGTAGGCGGCTTAAATGAAGGGCTGAGTAATTCCCTACACATTTTAGGCGATATGCTACATGCCGCTTCCACTGTTGGAACGGCAGTTGGCGATATTAAGACAGGTATTGCATCTTACTCGCAGACCAAAGCTGATACTGGGGGCGGTGCACTGGGCACGATCGCTGGCGTTGCAGGTATTGCTGGTCCGATTGGTTCAGCCATTGGTGCGATAGGTAATCTTGCAAAAGGGATTGTCGGTGTTTTCAAAGCTGGAAAGGAAAGCCGGATACAGGCTGAAAAGGAATTGGCTGCTTTTGATGCACAAAAGTATAATGCCGAGTTTGAGATCAATGCCATGTATCGTGAGCGCCTTCGTACGCAAAACGAAATCAATAAAAGCACATTAGATGGTTTAAAAGAAACCGATAAGCTTTTGAAAGCTCAGGCAAATGAGGTCGCAGCTGATCAGTCCAAACTATTGAGAACTCTTCAGGATGAGCAGTATGTAGCAGGGAAGAAAACCGAAAAGTACGGCGGGTTTCTGGGAATTGGCAAGAAGACCAGGACTGTTGACATCATGGGCTCACTAGCCGGAAAAAGTTATGAGCAAATTGAACAGCTTTTTATCTCCAATCAGTTAACCGATCGTGCTAAAGAGCTTTTCCAACAACTTGAGAAAATTAAAAAAGAGGGTGTCGATGTCGATGGCCTGCTGGCTGAAAACACAAAGGATATTTGGGCAAAGGCTACCGGTACCACTTCTGAATCAATCACCGATTCCATTATCAAAGGTTTTGAAAACGGGTATCGATCTGCCGAAGATTTTGCGGATGACTTTAAAGGTATGATGAATCAGGCAACCCGTGAGATATTCAGAGATTTTGTGCAGAACAAAGAGATGGAAGCATTTTATGAACGATATGCAAATATGGCAAAGGATGGCTCTTTGAATGATGCGCAGCGTGCTGAGCTAAAAGATATTTATGATGCCATGATTGGCAGAATCAACGATAAATATGAAGACCTGAAGGGAATCACCGGTGATGACTTTTTAGCCTCGACAGATCAAAAAGGAAAATCTTCCGGTGGTATTAAAGGGATTACGGAAAGTACAGCTGGACGTATTGAATCGGAAATGGGCGGTATGCGGTTAGCTCAACTTCAGACGAATGAGCTCCAAAGAAAAAACATCGAAAATTATTTAGCCAGTTTTGAAAGAAGCCTAGCAGTGTATCGGAAAATAGAGGAGCATACCAGGGATACCGCTGAGCATACCAGCCGTCTGGAAAGTATAGAAAAGGCATTGATTAGCATGGATAAGAAAATGAGCAATTATGATGCTTTAATAAGAGGAGGAGGTTTTTAGTTATGCAATACAAGTTTAATCAATATGAAGTCAAAGCCTCTTTTGGTATTACGTTTCTGGAAGGAACCGACAAGGAGATTATGGTTTATGGAGCCAAAAAAGACAATGGTCTTGACATTGACTGGATCAATCAAAATGGAACAGAACGCTATCATGGCCAGTCTTATTTTAAAACAAAGCGTTATGTGTTGCCGATCATAATGAAGGCCGTTAGCGAAGCAGATTTTTGGCAAAAGTATTATGCCCTGGAAGACTTCTTTAGAAGTGCCGGGGAATTCAACTTTGATTTAGTTCATCGGAACAGGCGTTTTAAAGTCTCTTATTCTGAGATGAGTACCGTAGATAAGCTAACTAATTTTAATGTTAACCCCATTGCCGTGAAGTTTACAATTGTTTTATTAGATGATCACCCAACTGAAAGATTTACCATAGTATGATTTACGAAATTAAAAGAGGCAACGATACGCTTGCGTCCGTGCATGCTATAGGGTCGCAGATTGTTGATGTAATGCAGCAAGATCGTGTGAATATGTCGTTTGCTCTGCCTGCTCCTGTGAATTTCAAACGCGGTGATAAGGTTAATGTGTACGGTCAAACTTATCAGTTGAACCGCACAGACAACCGTGCGAAGACAAATCAGACTTTAGGAGTTAAATACGATCTTGAATTCGAAGCCCAATATTATGACCTGGCAAAATGGGAATTGAAAGGCCTGGATAAAAACAACCAGTTAACCCTATCTGAAGTGTATGTCACAGGGACGGCTGCTGTTATTGTTGACCTCTTGGTACGTAATGCAAATAGAGCCGATTCGGGTTGGTCGGTGGGCGTTGTTGATGATACAGAAACAGAACAATACACCTATGTAAATCAGTCTTTACTGTCTGTCCTGGTTGACCTGGCTACCCGTCATGATACGGAGTTTTGGGTAGATAATAAAACTATTCATTTACAAAAAAGAGAGCAGCAGTCGGGCTTGACTTTATCCTGGGGAATGGGCAACGGTTTATATGAACTATTTCGTGGTAGAACAGATAAAAGTGTTATTAACCGGTTGTTTGTTGAAGGTGGTACCAGGAACCTTCCAGAAGGTTATGGTTTCAGTAGATTACAGTTGCCTGAAGCTTCACGCCCTTTTTTGCAGGTACCGATTCCTCCAAACGAAAAGGTTATTGAAAGAACCGAGTTCTTTGAAAATATATTCCCTAGCCGTATTGGATCGGTTACGGCTTTAGGAGCTAATGAATTAATTATCATAGACAATACTCTTGATTTTGATATCAACGCTTGTAAGCTCCCAGGTTTAGAGTATAAGGTGTCATTTACTTCAGGACAGCTGGCATCTTTTGATTTTGATATTGATACTTATGTACATGCTACCAAAACGATAACTCTTAAAAGAATTGAAGACAATAAAGCATATCCCGACGGTATTCCTTCCGAACTTTTAAAACCTGCTATTGGTGACAAATATGTTTTACTTGATATTGAAATGCCAGCCTCCTATAAAACAGAAGCTGAAAATAAATTACTTGCAGCAGGTCAAGCATTCCTGGATGATAACAAAGATGACAAACATGAGTATACTGCGAATCTTACACCTATCTGGGTTAAAAAGACAAATCCTACTATTCGTCTTGGCTATACCGTTCGGATTTTAGAACCTGATTTGAATATTGACAAAGAACTTCGCATTTCAGGCTATGTCCGAGATCTTCAAGAACCAGCTCTATATACTGATTTTAAACTAAGTGAAAAGCTTAAGCCTGCTGAGATCATCCGGCAATATGCTCAACAAGAAAGAATCCTTTTAGCTATTTCTACCGCCGGGTTGCTTGATCCGGAACAAATGCGAAAAAATCTATTTTTGAATAGGCTTAGCGAACGGGATGGATACTTAATGCTCGGTTCTGACAAAATCAAAGCAGGGTATGCAGACTTAGCAGCCAATTCTTTGAAATGGAACGGTCTGTTACAGCCTGACTACTTAACACAACCCGTTAGGCCAGGAGATTCCCCGGCTTTTGCAGGTGTTTCTTCTCCTTTATTTGTTTCTGGATTTTCAGGTTCTGGTTATCGAGTAGTTAATGAGAATGGGGACATTCATGCAACCTTTGATAAGCTCACGGTTCGTAAGGAAATGAACGTTTACGAGCTTGTGGTTAATCAAATTCGTGCTAGTAATGGGTCTGTATGGATAAGCGATGCAATCAAGATTTTCAGTGTTACGGTTTCAGGAAGTAACTACATCTGTGCTATTGATACAGACGGCAATAAGATAGGAGTTCCATTTGTAGTTAACGATATTCTTCGATGCCAGCGGTGGACGGGACGTAATGTTAAATATTATGTAGTGCGTGTTACTGCAATAGCATCCGGAAGCTTTACGGTAGTTAAATTGGATGGTGGTGGTATCCCTGAAGCAGGTGATGACGTAGTACGGATGGGGAACTCTACAAATGTAAACCGTCAAGGCGCTTTATATTTAACAGCCTCCGATAGTAACGCGCCTTACATGGACGTGATTGACGGAGTAACCTCTGCATCACTTGTAAACAAGACAAAAGTACGTACAGGTAAGTTAGATGGAATTGTAGATCCTGATTTCGGTGCGCTTTCTGGCTATGGATTGTTTGGGGACAATGTTTACTTAAAAAACGGATATTTTAAAGGTTCTGTAACCATTACAGGCGGAAACGCTTCTACCAAAGATTACGCAGACCAATCAGCTGCGAATGCTGCGAATTCCATCCAGATAGGTGGAACAAACTTGTTCAGTATATCACCATCCAATTGGGTGCAGGGTGGATACCACGGAACAGGCGGTGCTTGGGATTCAGCATTTCAATATAGATCAACATTTTCAAGTGTTAAGCCAAACAAAACTTATATAGCAAAGATTCATTCGTTGCCAGCTGAGATCAATTATGTTTTTCTTATTGAAACGTCTGGAATACAACAGCCATATACCGTTTCACGTAAAGATTTGATGACCACTGGTGAACTTGTCTTCACAACTGCATCGGATACTACACATGTTTGTATTTATATCTATACGAATGGTGCAGCTCCGACAGATTCAACGATAGCTTCTATAAGAATAAAGTTAGAGGATGGCAATAAAGCTACTGCATGGTCACCTGCACCAGGTGACATGGTTATAACTGCTGCAATCGATGCTCAAACAAAAGCTACAGCAGCACAAAATGCAGCAATCAGCACAGCTGCAAGTGATGCAACATCAAAGGACAATGCTTTAAAAACACTTGTTCAGAATTATGCTGATTCAGTAGCGTTAAGTCAAGCAAATATTGCTAAAACAGCAGCGATCAGCGCGGCAAGTACAGACGCTCAAAGCAAAGCCGATACAGCGAGAATTTTAGCCGAGAACGCGTCTATCGCTTATACCAATTCAGTACAAATCGGAGCAGTTAATTTATTCAGTGCTAATCCGTCTAACTGGGTACAAGGCGGTTATAGCGGAAGTGGAACAACATGGGATAACGCAATTCAATGGAAATCTGTTTTTACAAAAGTTGATAGCAATAAATCGTATAGGGTTAAAATACATTCCTTGCCTTCTGCAATCAGTTATGTTTTTTTAATTGAAACATCAGGTATTATGCAACCAACAACTGCATCGAGAAAGGATTTACTGTCATCAGGTGAACTTGCGTTTACAACAGCAGCAAATACAACCCATGTATGTATCTATATTTATACGAATGGAGCGACTCCGGGGGATACAATGATCTCTAATATTCGTATAAAATTAGAGGAAGGCGATAAGTTTACATCATGGTCGCCTACACCGGCTGATGTAGCTATTTTGATTGCAGACGCAGATGCAAAAGCTGTTGCAGCGCAAGCTGCTTATACTAACCTGACTTTGCAACTAAAGCCTATGGCTTACGAGAGCGTAGTTGAATTTGCTAAATTGGGAACTACAGTTGTGAATGGCGGGTATATAAAAGGAGAGCTACTTGAGGTTGCTTATATTAAAGCTAATATTATCAATGCGCAATATATTAATTCAATTGCTATCGAAGCAACAACAATTAAGGTGTCGGGAGAAAGCAAGACGGGTCAACAACTTATTGATGGTATAACTATCGGTGGAACCAATCTTTTATCGAGGGTTTTTGATTTATGGATAACAGGGGGTTACAATTCAGCTGCAACATGGGATTCAGGTTCAGGGTTTAGAACTTTCCGGATTCCCGTTACTCCAAACACGAAGTACACTTTAAGACGTTTTGGGGGAACATCAACTACTTATGTACAAGAAAGCGCTCCACGATCTCCGATTGGAGGAAGGGTGGGTTTTGCGCTTGGAGGTGCAACGATAACAACAGCGTCAAATGCTGCATATATAGCTGTTTCCGTTTACCTAGCGGGAGGCGCGACACAAGCGTATGTTGAAGCGATTATTTCAAAAGTTGAATTAGGAGAAAAAGCGACTGATTGGAGTCCAGCACCGGAAGATTACCTGCCTACTGGTCAAGTATTGATTGGGAACGGAAAAATTAGAGCCGATCGAATTGAAACGAATGATTTGATAGCGAGACAGTTTGAAACTACTGATGGTCGGTTATCTTTAAATAAGGATGATAATGCTTCTTTTATAGCAACTCATGCAAACGGGCAAAAGGCTGTTGGAATTGGTACTAATAATGAAGGGAGCACTTTTATAGAGATTTATAATAACGCTGGGGTAAAAACGCACGAATTGAGTTCAAAAGGATTGGTAGCGGTTACTTCTGTTTCGGGAATATGGAAGCCAGCTTATATGTTCTTTACAGGGCAAACAGCTGCTTCGCCAAACACTACTGCGGTTATAAACGCAATTACGCCTTATCTTGTTGCAGCCGGTGATTACCCAATGCTACCGGAAAGTAGTGTAAGACATTTGTTTGACAATGGTACCGTTACAGCTGATGCTATATATAATGGTTATCACACTGCACAGGTGAAAGCCACAAATAATTGGATTGCAAATGGGTGGTATGTGTTTGAAGGCTTACCGTTTCAAGCCGCGGGTGGACAACTTTATAAATTTAGGGTTCGACTTATTAGAATCGTAAATGGTCAGCAAACTGATACAAATAACAGTATAATATTGACTTTTAATCCAAACATATAAACATGGAAACATTCATCATTATCATCTCATTTCTGCTCATCGTAGCATGGGTATTTACGTACAACGCTTATAGGAGACAGAAGATTGAAACTAACTACTATAAAGCAAATTATGAACAATTAAAAGCTAAACAGGCAAATGAAAAAAGCAAAAGTTAATTTAAATGACATTACGATCAAAGACCTGAACGATCAGGTATATCAAACTGATTTATTAAAAGTCCTGCCCAATTTAATTTACATGGATCGGAGCTGTACAATTGAATTGGCCGATATCGCTAAAGGACTTAATAAGGGGCAAGAGGTCGAAGTTAGTAAAGAGGAACTTGAACATATCATTTCAATTCTATCTGCAAAACAGGTTTATCTTCCTTTTATACACTTTCAAATTTTAGATTATTTCAATTCACTTAATAAATAAGTATCATGACAGTATTAGATAGAACATTGCAAAAGCAAACAATCCGTAAGGTAGAAACAGCTTCAAAAAACGGATGGGATATTCTCATAAATTATGAATATGTGGCTGGGCAAAAAACGACACGAATAGAAGTTTCAGGAAGTAAACCGGATAATCCAGCGGCTTATTTTTCTGCAAATCATTCCGTACAGGAAAACAGTTTTTACATTTCCTTTGGAGGTATTGAGCCGGACAATGATGTTACCAGCGCTGTTTTTGACACGCTTAAAGCGATCGTACAGGAATTTGAACCTATTGAATAGTATTTAAAAGAACGCCCCCGGCACCTTTCTGAATTTACCACAAAACAAAAAGTAAAATGCACAGCATTCTCCGGAGGCGTAAGCCGATGGTAATTGACTGTGCATTTCTGTTTTGTGGTAATGCAAAGATATAGATTAAAAAGAAAGGAAAAACCAAATGATATTAAAAACGCCAACAAGCTACTATGGAGGTAAACAAAACCTCCTGTCAACCATATTGCCTCTTTTCCCCAAGCACACTACCTATATTGAACCGTTTGTTGGTGGAGGTGCAGTGTTCTGGGCAAAGCAACCCAGTGAAGTAGAAGTAATAAACGATTATAACCGGGAATTGATAAACTTTTATGAGGTTGTACAGAATGAATTTGTAGAGCTTGAAAAGATGATCCGTATAAGCCTCCATTCGCGCTCTTTACACGCTGATGCAAGTGTTATCTATAATAACCCTCACATGTTTAGCAGAATCAAACGTGCGTGGGCTGTGTGGGTTCTGGCAGCTCAATCATTTAGCAGTATGCTCGATGGTAGTTGGGGTTATGATAAGATTAAAGGCACAACCTCTCAAAAGATAGCCAGCAAGAGGGAATCCTTTACGATCGATTACTCAATCCGTATTCAAAATGTACAGATTGAGAATACCGATGCTTTGCGGATTATTCGCAGTCGGGATTATAAAGATGCCTTTCATTATTGTGATCCTCCATACTTTAACAGCGACTGTGGCCACTATGACGGTTATTCAATAGAAGACTTTGAAGCCCTTTTAAAGCTGCTTGCAAGCATCGAAGGTAAGTTCTTAATGTCTAGTTATCCATCACCAATTTTAGCGAAATACACGAAAGCGAATGGATGGTTTACGAAAAAGGTTGAGCAAACCGTGAGTGTGGCCAATGGAACTGGAACACCCGGCAAAAAGAAAATAGAAGTTCTGACAGCTAATTATGATCTAAGCAATCCTAACGGAGGTTTAACATTGTTTTAGTATCTTTAAATAAAAATATTATGAAATGGATTCCTATTACTGATCGTTATCCTGAACTAAACTTTATAGAAAGTGAAGGAAGTTTAAGTCGCTCTGTAATTGTTACGGATGGCTTAACAACTACTGATGCAAGATATGATTATTCAAACAACGAATGGGTATTTGAAGACCCTACTAGGGATTTAGACGCTATTACGCATTGGATTGTTTTAGAGTTGCCTAAACGATCTTAAAGCCTTTTTAACAGCTTTAAGATCGCCCTTTTTTACTTCTCAGATAAAAGGTCATCGATCTTTTGAGTGCTTTCTAATACATGAATGGTTTTCCCATCATGTAATACTAAAGTTGTTTCATTTTCTTTTTCAGCACGTTCAGAATATTGGACAACATACTCAAAATTAATCCTTGTTAATTTTCTACTGTCTCGGTTTATGGCTTTAACCAGTCTTAGAAATTTGCTCAT